CCCCAGCGTAGCAGCCCGCTCACGGCATATAATGTCGTCTCGGGAGAGCGGTGTAGTACAATCTCTTCTCTGCCCTCACGAGAGTCTATATCGCTCACTGAAGCCACGAGAACCCAGTCCTTGACCAAGGATACCTCTTCGCCCATCTCTTGCCCCACATGGGCGCTGATGGCCGCTATGAGGGTGTTGTAAGTTTCGGCGCTCATTCCTCATCCAAGTCGTCTAAATAGGCCCAGAACTCCTCGGCTGTCATGCTTTCCTTGTCCTCCGGAATGCCGACGGTGTAACCACCCGCACGGAAGTAATCGTCTCCGCCATCGAGGAAGGACTTACCGCATTCGCACCGCACTAAGTCGTGCCGATGTGTAGACACCATCAAGGTTCCACACTCTAGGCAGATTGCCCGGCTCACAACGCCCGCATCTCCGAAGAGGCCACGGAGGTCTTGCCACGCATCCACTTGCCACAGTTGTTGCACTGGAACTTCTGGTACTTCCCAGTGTTCAAAGTCTCGTAGCCACGACGCTTGATGTTATCGCTGCCACAGTTCGTGCAGACCGGCACCTCTAATCCGACGCCGACGTTCGGGTGGTTCTTTATCCACGGTAATAGTTTGTCGTATAGGTCTATTAGCAGGTTGACATCTTGCAACTGGTACTGCTTCATCTTCTTCCAGGCTTTCTCATCGCCCGCCATGCAGTCAAGCCAGAGCTGGAAGCCCTCGTGTGGCACCTTCTTGCCCACGCCGAGGATTTGAGAAACGTGATCGAGCTTGTTGGACGCCATTTTGAACCGGCTCTTGGTGACGCGCATTAGGTCTATCTCTTTGTACGGAGAGGGCGGTTGCATACCCGCCTCCAGAAACTCACGGTTGATGTGCTTGGTATCAAACGACTGGCCGTTCCAGGACATGACCGCATCGGCCTCGTCGAGTAGAGCGTGAATGCTTTCGAGCATTTCCTTCTTGCTGTGGTGGTGTGTGGACTTGAACTCCACGTTCTTCTCGCCGTACCACCGTGCGCCAAAGCACATGACCTCTTGGGTTTTTTGTATCTGCTGAATCGGAATGAAGTTTGGCCAGAGCGACCAGGAGTAAACCGTCATCGGTGTGAGCTCGATATCCCAGGCTAGTATTTTCATAATTCATGAGCCTATCACGAAACATTAAAGTAGCACTCGAAATGGTAAAATGGAATAATGAATGAAAATGACTTTGTAGACGGATATTCGGTCCCACTCGACCCTATGGAGGCACTAAATTGCGAATCATGTCAATGAACGGTTGTTGCGATTGCGACCCAAGATGTCAGCGTTGTGAAAATGCCAGGTAAAAAGAAACCCAAGAAGAAGCCGGGATACTAATGCCCAGCTGGAAGCATCGTCGCAGGCTCATCTACGCATCGTACACTCTCGGTGCGGGCATGATTGTCTTTGGTGCGATCACTTATCTGACGGATACCCAGGTCGGATCGCAGATGGTTATTGGTGGAGTGTCTTTGATCAGCATCGTGCTGACCGCGTATACTGGTTTCGCAGCATACGAAGATACAAAACTATGGAAGGAAAATCCCGATGGAAAAGATTAAGCAGTTTCACGCTTATGCAACAGAACGTGCGTTGAAAACTTTCGCACAGACAATGCTCGGTGTAATTACGGCGAGCGCAGCGTTGTCAATTATTGATATTGACTTTGCTCAAACCCTGGGTGTCGCAGCACTAGCAACACTTATGTCACTACTTACGTCCGTACTTCAGTACGACAGAGAGCCTAAGTCCGTATAGACCGAAAGGCTGGTGATTCCCCCTAAAGCAAAAAGCCCCGGGCAACCGGGGCTTTTTGTTGTATAGCCTACTGCTCTGGGTCGTCCTCGATTGCGACGGGGACTGAGACCCAGACCGATTCCCTATGTGCAGGGTTCGGCTTCTTTTGGGCCGCTTCCCAACCGGCGTTGAAAATTGCCTTGTCGTCGTGCTCATATCTGTGCACAGGGTCAACCATCTTGCCAAACTGGTATTCAGTCCACGCTTCTTCAACTCTTTGGTTCATTGCATCTCCATATCACTCAATGCCACCATATTATCCGCGGTCAGAGTTTTGATGTTGCGACACGCCATTCTGTCCATACAAACATAAACACACGTTTTTATATATATATGGATGCTCTTAGAGCCACATTCTGTTCGTATGCACATAAAATTATCTGTATACAATTCATACCTAAGTGCTGTCGAAAAGCTCCGCGATCGGCGTCACAGAGCCGAAGTGCGCTGCAATTTGTATGCGCTTGACTACCGCCAGTATGCCTCAAGTGTGGGGATATGCCGTATCCGCATTGCGTGCGCAAATAGGTGAATAGTTGCGTCGTTCGCGTCGCGAGCGTCCTCGTGGTCAACGTCCTTGCCGGTCAGCCATAGACCGTGCTTCTTGAGGAAGTCGTCACCGACCATAGACTTGTCGGCCGGAGAGTGCCAGTTCACAATGTTGCCAAAGTGATCCATCACGACTCCCTCGATCCGCAATGGCTCTAGGTCTGGAATGAAGTTGCCACCTCGAAGTTTGAAGTTTTCACACACCACGTCAAGGTGGTAGTCGATCTCTTCGTACTCTTCGGGGAGGTTGTAAGAGCAATCATTCTCAATGATGGTCTTGCCGTCTTGGGTTTTGAACAACCACTCGGCAAACCCGTAGGTGCCACCGCTAACGATCTCGGTAAAGATAACCTGAAGTGGGTCCTGGATCGAATATCGACCGATGCAAACGCCGGTAGCTTTGCCCGGATCAATTGCCATGACGTAGTTTATGTTCATGGAAACATACTACATCTAATTTTCTAGAATGAACTTTTTCAATTCAAGAAAGTCGCAGTGCTCCATGTTTTTCTTCATATACATTTTGTTCACCAGGAACACGCGGTCAGGCTTTTCGAAGTTCGGCTTAGCCCCACCGACCCAGAAGTTGTCCTCGATGGTCTCCTTGCCGGAGTGCGCTTTTACCGTGCGGGATTTTGTCTTAGCAACCTTGACAACCCAACCGTGAGTCAAGCCGAGCTTTGCGGCCTGACCCATCTGAGTTCTACCCGACAGCTCGCTAAGCGATACTTCGTGCCAAGGCTCAAAAACTTCTACAGTCTCGTTAATCAACTAGCGGCCGAGCAAAAATTACGCGGCTTGCGAGCTTGCTGGCCGATATGATTGCAATTGGTGCGGAAACTGAAAGCACAACACCAGCCCATGCGCGTGGCTCCGCGAAGTCCCACTCCCAGTAGTCGAAAGTGTGGAAACCGTTAGCTAGCACGGCAATTGTTGCGAAGAATATCATTCCCGCCAAAGCGCCACCGGAGCTTTCGTTTTCACGCGACTCCAGAAGCAAGTAAGCGACCAGGAACAACAAGTAGATGAGCTCTATAAAGAAGAAAAACAGGTACGCCATCCACGCATTAGACAGTCCCACAAACGCAGCCACTGATGTGATGCCATTGAACGACACCACAGCTGAAGCCACAAACGCAATAAGAACACCGATCAACCAAGAGTTGAGCGTAATTACCTGGTCTACCTGGATTCTTGGTGCGCGTTTGCGCTCCTGTTCCTCAAACCTTTTGCGACGCAAAATGTCCAGTTCACTATCAAATGGTCCCAGAACTGGATGCTTTACTGGAGTTGAACTACTAATTCTTTGAAACGGCAACTTCCCTCACCTTACCCTTAAATATTTTTTCTAGTGTTGAAACTATTGTAACAGCGCGAGCATCCTCGTGGTCACCAAGCGCCCACCGCATTGCGGCCTGAATGGAACTTTCCGAGGGCTCTTTTACAAAAGCGTAATCGCAAAGAAACTCTGGGTGCTCCCGTAGGGCGATTACTCTACCGGGAGAGCCGTTTACTGCTCGCACCAGCTGGACAAGGATGTCTGTCTTGATCATAGCCTTGGCCTGCTTGAACATCTCCAGCTGCGCACCCGTTGGCTTGGCTGGATAGATTGGTAGTGGTAATTGGATAGTTTGCTCACTCATTGTGTCCCCCCGTCATCGGTTCTTGCACACGCGCCCCACCCACCACAACCACCGGCAACATCACACCACCGTTCTATACCCATTTCAACACCCACAAATTGTCAGAATAACCGCTCATCCGTTTCCCCCTCCTGCTCGTTAGCCCAACGCAACCTGCTGAGGGACAACCCCATTACCGCAAGCCTTCAACTCATCCTTACGGCGTAACCTTATCTGCCGAGGATGGACAGGATGCTCCAACCGCAAACGCTCAACATCAATCCCATACTCCAACGCATAATCAATCATGACTTCCCCTTAGTAGAATCTTTCGGAATTTCATCAGTTGCTTGCGGGTAAGCCTGAACCTGGTACCTCAACTTGCCAAGCAACTCACGCCTACGCCTCTTGTCCCCTCTCAAAATAATGTAACGATGTTTCCTGGGGCGCTCAGTACGCACCAGACGCTCCCCCAGCGCAATCTTTGCCCCTTCAATCCCACCAAACTCATCAAACAAATGCCTACCGTGTTTACTGCTCTCCACCCCATCGACCTGCCACTCAACATGGCGATCAGACAGCCCGGTGTATAGCCAGTTCGTCGCTTGATAGACAGTGCCCACATGCCCAGCCCGTATCTCCGCAAACGAGACAATAATGTTCTTTTCTGGCGGGAGCAGTTTCAAGCTGTTACCGATAAGAAAAGACTCCGCGTTCTTAGGCGTAATGTCTGCAATCCACAACCGGGTCAGCTCCAACACATAATCCTTCTCATCAGGGCCAGCAACACCTTTGCACAGTGAAGGACTAGCCGGTGTCCCATAAGTAATTACACCCACCAGTGACCCTTGCGCATCAAACAACCCGTAACAATACGATGCCGGGCCACGCCTGTGCAAATAATGATTCTTCACCACAACATAAGTCGCTTCTTTAGCGCTGATCGCGTGTACCTCGTAGCCTTCAAGCGCCATGCTACTTTAGCCTCGTGCAGGGCTTTATATCCCCCCGCAAAATTTCACGGCAATCACCATGAAACACACGCGCCCCACCGATTACAATTGCAGGCTCCATCACACCACCGCCATATACACTTTGCTCACTCATTGTGTCCCCTTCTTTGTAGAATCCTTTGTCTAGCCATTCTTCTCTAGTCATTGTCTAGGCTCAATCCGTTTACCCACGATTCCCCGGCGTCTCCGCCCCAGGCGTCCCAGGCGACCCGACCGGGACTTGGGTATCCATCCTGGTTAGCCCGAAAGCCCTCGGCACCCTTGCTTGCCTTCGAGTGCCGCGCAAAGAACGCACGCATCTTAACAACCGTCTCCCGACCAACCGTACCGCCAGACGCAAGTTGTTGCGCCCTACCGCGCCCCACAGACGTAAAGCCTTTACCAGCTTTCCCGTCACCAATCCATTTAATTGCCCTTTTAGCTGCTGCAATCGCGCCAGCAGGTACCTTGTAATCAGCCATGTATCCATTATATATACACCGGCATGGGTAATTGGTTACACAACTCGGGGAACACATCAGACACACTTGCGTGAATCTTTAAGTTTGCCATCTTATCCACCATTGTCTTGCCACGATTGATAACAATAATAGGCTTGCCCATTGACTTTGCGGTTTGAATAAATGTCATCGGAGTGAAAACATTTAGCGAGGTGCCAGCAACAACAATCACATCGGCATCTTTTGCTATTTCTCCAGCAAGCTCAAACGCACCCAATGGCAACAATTCTCCAAAGAAGGTCACGTCTGGCTTCATCGGACCAGCGCACGCAGAACAGTTAGGCACCCAAAAGTTCTCGGTATCCACATTATTTGTGAGCAAGCTGGGGTTACCCAACTCAAGTAAGTCAACAAACTCTTCTGTTGAAACCGTGAAGCCACAGCGCAGGCACGATGTTGTGTACATATTTCCGTGCAACTCGGCAACAACTTCGGAACCGGCTTTATAGTGAAGGCCGTCTACGTTTTGCGTAATAACACCGTTCACAAACCCGATCTGATCAAGCAAAGCGATCGCCAAATGTGCATCATTGGGCTGGGCTGGTGAAAAGTCGCACCAGTCCTTGTACCCGTCAATCCAAAACTCTTTACGATACTCGGCACTCTCAATAAATGGCTCGAAGTCCAGCGGTTTTTGGGGTGCTGAACCCTCACCACGATAATCGGGAATACCCGAGTCGGTACTTAGTCCAGCGCCAGTGATGACGCAGAACGTTTTATCTTCGAGAAGCCGTAACGCTTTCTTCATTCCTCTTATATTAATATTTCCTCCTTGTTAGTACATAAATTCTTCTACCCAAATAAACTTCGAGTATTGATGATTGTTTTTTTGACAGAACCAGACAGACGCCGTGCATCGTATCCGAATCCAACATTGGATAACGTATGAGATGAAAGTTACCGAAGTACCAATCCTTTCTCAACGGTTTAGTTCTAGCCACTTTCCTTCCTTTCCCGAGACCTCACGAATCCGCCCTTGCGAAACAAGAGCACCAATGGACTCTTGAATGTCCCGAACTCTCCAGGCTTTGAACCTGCGATTTACAAACTCTAATTTTACCCTACCGTCACGCTCTTTGACAAATTGCTCCACAAGGTCGCAGTTGCGCTCAAAGTCGCTGGCACTAATCTGTTCCGCCACGATAAACAAATTTTTGACCCACTCTTCAGCGTGCGCGATTGCTTTGACAACGTGCTTTACATCCGCCTCGCTAAGACCGTCAGACAACGCCAGCAGGGAGGCGCACTTGCGAATAGTAATACCCATACGAACTAGGGACGGGTTGAGAATATCCCAATTTGGGTCACTCTTCTTGACTAAATTAGCTAAGTCCCATTTTACCTTAGTCATTCGATCGGCACCAATTTTGGTGATACGAATTGGAATGTAGCCGTTCGGGGTCATTCCACGAAGTCTCCGTTTGGCATCACTGAACTCGGCGGCCCATTGGCGTGCCATCGGCTCAAAGCCCAACCTGATTTCCGTACCATCCGAATCCTCTTCGCGTACCGCTTCCTTGGTCAGCGTGCGAGGTTCACCAATGCCCCAAATAAATCGAGCAAGGAACCCGGACTTGAACATCTCGCGATTCAGCGACTTAGTAATCTCCTCTGGCGTGCCCATCAAGTGCATCAAGAAGTGTGTCTTGGCAACGCGCTCAATATCCTTCTTGCCCACGCGCAACATCGGTGGCACGATGCCATCGTACAGCAAAGCCAAATCTTCCATCATTCCCGTTGTCCAGTCCTGTGTAGCCCACTGCTTGAACAAACCATGCGCCTCGTCCTTGCCGAACAACGACACCTTGCCATCGCGCTCCTGGAGCTTTTCGCCCAGAGCGTTGGGGCTGGCGTTACCACCAAGGTTGTAGCCCTTGTCCTCGATAAAAGCCTCGTCTAGAACCGTGCGCATAATTTTCAGAGCCTGCGATTTACCAGTCGTGGTTTCACCAAGGGTCATTGTGTACAAGTTCAATCCCTCGGGACCGTTCTTACGCGGAATGAACGCTACGTCAGAAAACACCGCCGAAAGAATTAGCCAGCCGTTCATCTTGTCATACGGCGCATTCTGCTTTGCCAGCTTGGTACCAGCCCAACCAACATACCTATCAACCCAACACGAGTAACCATTGGAGACAGAGCGCTCGTCATCGGACAGCAAAGACACTACCGACTTGGCAGTACTCTTCTCCTCCGGTGGCTCCAAGCCCATGCCCGACTCCCATTGGATATCAAGCCACGCTTTGTTGGCTTCCGCTAGCAAGCCGTTGAAGCCACGAGGGTCCTCAACCGACCACTTGCGAGACGCTGGAGCGTTCCAGGCGACAGCAAGCGCTTCGTCGTGGGTGATAAGGTCACCTAATCGGAACAGCTCGCACAGCAGGCGGTAGCGCATCTCGGAGCGGTTGCCCCCGGAGCCAACCTTCGGCTCTTGAAGCGCCAACTCTAAAACGTTTGCTGGAAGTTTGTTCAAAGAGTCCGTATAATCGGGCAGGTCGTTTGGCTCCACAACCTCAACAGAGTCTGTAACGCGTCCCATTACAGGGCGCTCGTACACGTCTATATCCTCGTAAGCGTTCTCTATGTCGGTTATGGCATAGGTAACATCGGACATCTCGGCAAGCACCGACTCGGGAAATCCGTGCCCGGTGTTAACCGTATTGGGTAGCCGAAGCACCTTATTAGCTGACCAGCCAGATGGATCGCACCCATCTTCTCTGTGCGCTGTTGTAATCTTGTGGGCAATTTCGGCGGCACGTTTAGCGTCGACGGGCTCTTCAAGAACCCAGTAGTCGTGACCGCGCCCCTTCGACGTGGCAACATGGATACTCGGCATGAGCCGGAACTTCTCCGGAACACACAAGTCCGAGTCCATATAAATGGTCTGAGACGTTAGCGCATTCTCAGGAGTGCGAGCAATGTTACCTTTATCGTTACGCCGATCACCATAAAGAAGCGGCGAAAGGTAGACATCCTCCGAGGCATACTGTTCTGCATACTTGACCATCTCCTCAATTTGTTGTGGATATAAAAACGTTTTATGAACATTGATATTCAGTTTACCGCTGTTCGTCTTACCGCTGGCGCGACTAATGAAAGCGTTGCCGGAGGCTGACCCCAGCACCTTTTCAATAAAGTCTTGCACTTGTCAGAATCCTTTTCCTATTGAGAGCGTTGCGTTCGTTTCGGGTGAGACCACCCCAGATGCCATCTTGCTCGTTTGCTTCCAAAGCATACTCCAAACAGAGTAGCCTCATTGGGCACGAACCGCAAACTTCTTTTGCGACCCGCATTTTCTCTCGACCCATCTTGTCGTCCTTGTCAAGGAAAAACATGTCTGGAGCTATCTCACAAGGAGCGCCCTTGTTATCCCTGATTCTTTCTGTTAGCTCCCTGTAAAGCTGTTCTGATTTATATGTCACGCTTCCCCTTTCCGCTGACCACCCAGGATTCGAACCTGGAACCTTGGAGTTAACAGCTCCCTGCTCTGCCATTGAGCTAGTGGTCATTGCGCGTTAGCCAGTCGCGCCCCTGGTTTCACCTAGAAAATTTGAGCTTCCTTACGGTGCTTGATGACCACAGACTCAACATAGTCAGTCTGAATCGATCGTCCGGGCGTTCCGTCCTTCTTGTCGAACTCCTTCTCGACCAGAGTGGCGGTAACCTCAACGAGGTCACCCTTCTGAACATCCGTGCCAGCCAGGTCGCGCCACAGAGTGACACGAATCTTGGACACGTCACCAGTCTTCACATACTCTCCCGAGTCTTTGTTTTTCTTGGTGTGGTTTACATACAAAGGGAACTCCAAAAGGGGTGCCCCACCTGCTTCTCGTCGCTCCGGGTCGGCGACAACATTCCCGGTAAAGGTAGCCTTGATTTGACTCATGACCTTCCTCCTTTTCTGTGCTCTCGCACCTTGTTTTGCGCTTCTGAGACTGCAAGCAGTCCCAAGAAGGCTTCGAAGTGTAATGGAATTTCTTCCATGTCCACTAACTCTAAACGGCAGAACGCATCCATTGGCTCCCCGTTCTTGGTGGTATCAGATGGTCTGATGTGAAGTAAAGCATACTTGCTGAAACCTGGAATTTCGCTCTCAACCCAACCCTTATTAGATTCGATAAGCATTGTGTCGCACGCACCTAACGCAGATAACTGCATGAAGTGCTCATCCCAAACGTTCCTGGAAGTTTTTACATCGATCAGCATACTAACACCATCGACCTCCCACAAACCGTCAGCCGTTCCAGCGTAACCGTAAGTGTGTGACCAGAAAGTTGTTTCAGTTAAGATTGGCTTGACCTCGTGCCCCATCTTCCACGCATCCCATTGTGCAACCATCTCCCAGAAATGCGCTGGGGCTAGGCTCACATCGGGATAGGGCAGGTTATCATGCTCGGCCGCAACCCAGTCGTGCATGAGCGTACCCAGTTCGGCCGCATTGCTCAAAACGCCTGCTGAGTAGTTCCGAATATCCTGGTCGTCACCCGCAATAGGGTCACGCTTCCAGTACCATCGCAAAAACCCCCAGCCCTGCTCCTCTGTCCGATTCAGCAGGGCATCGACATTCGCCACCGCATACGCGGAAGTGTTGTCTACAGCCCATTGCAAAACACCAGGCTTATCAAGCTTCTTTAGCACAGTGGTTACACCGGGTACAACCCTCCCCGTTGTGGGGTGTTTGTACCCGGAGCCACCATGCCCCGAGGAGCGTACCCTAAGCTTTGGCTGTGTCATTCTTATTCTCCTTCACGAACAAATACCATGCCAAGTGTGAGTAGATTGCCTGCTCACATAACTCAAGGTCATCTTCAGCTTCTAGCTCAAAAGACCATTCGCCGGCCCACCAGTAACCCATATTGTCTTGGTAAACCTCGGGCAACTTAGACCAGTCGAGTTGGTACTTATTCGACTTCGTTATTTTTGAGTGCATTCAACACCTCAGCAAGTATCTTCTCGTCCTTCATCCAGTTGGCATCGCCACCCGAAATCCGATTGCCGAGTCCGTTGGCAACTGCACCAGCGAGACTGTTGGCACCGAGGAACGCTTTGATTTCGTTATACAAAGCGGTCGAGCCACCAGCCGTAGCCGTTGCGATTCTCTTCTGGACCGGAGTTGTAGCCGAAGAAACGGCTGACACCTCCATGCCGTCGGGGTCTGGCTCACCAGTAGCGATATTGAAGGTCAGCAGGTTGGCAATCTTCTGCGCCTGCGTTACTGCCTTGCGACCACCCTTATCGCCGTTGTCGGCACCCTCGGCAATAACCGTGGTGACGAACTCAGAAGCATCTTCAAGGCTGATGTAAGTAACCTCAAGCTCCACTACCGTCATCGCTACGAAGCGATTGGCACCAATCTCCCGAGTCACAAGTTCGTGCCTCTTGATGTTGGGCCGAGTGATGACCTTGTTTTCAATCATGAGCTTGCTGATCGAATCCAGAATGTCATCGTTCTTTACATACTTGTAAGAACCCTGCGAAGTTGGACCCACTCCATTCTTCGGAATGTTTCCTACGCCCGCTTGAATATTAGCGATTGCGTAATATATTTTTGGAACAGTCACCTTAGCCTCCTTAGCTGTTGTTGTTGCGACCATTATCTACCACCTTTCCATCTATCCATACTTGCCCTCCCCATATTCCGACTGGCGGTTTATAGGCATTGGCAAACCGAGCACACTCTATCAGCATTGGGCAACCTCCACACATGATGTAGGCATCTTCGGCCGAGGGTGTGTCCTCGTCAGCGTAATCGACAAACTCGCTTGCCTTGTTCTGACAGTTCGGAACCCTGGCGTCCAAAGCTACTTCTAGTGGTGCCATCGCTATCTGCTGACGCTTGGTCAGCTTGAGATAGTTCAGGCTGGGGAAGTTGCTGGACCCACGATCTATGTCTTTCTGTAGAGCTTTATCATTTTTTTCCTCCCACGACATTTTTCTTCAGAGTCCTATTCATTTCCAGAGCCTTAGCCAGCTGTTCGCTTATTACGCCGGAGTCATATGTATCCAAAGCGACAATATCAAAAGATCGAACCTGGTGTTGCTGACCTTGACGATGAATACGTTTCATCGCCTGCTCATTTAGTATTCTATTGTCTGAACGTGATACCCACACGATATTGCGGGTGGCGTGTTGTAAACCGTCTACGCCCTCGGCAATTGCAGCAACGACCGCTACAAGATATTTAGCATCGCCATTTACAAAAGCCTTCTTATGCTCTTCGCGTTGGCTCTGCGAAACCTCGCCATGCCAGGGTAGGCAACCAGGAATCCTGGAACAAATTACATTCGCAAACTTACGAGAGTCGGTCAGTATCAGCGCCGGCTCTCCCTCAATGCGATTTTTCAAGATATCCTCTAGCGCATCCAGCTTACTGGACTTGCAATCATCCTTGAATATCACCTCACCCTCGTCTGTAACAGAAAACATCCCCAAGGTTGCCTGACGAAGCCTGGTGCGCAAAGTAATCGGGAACTCCACAATCAACGGATTATTCTCAACCCAGAGAATCAGGTCCTTTTCAAGCTTTTCGTAAGCGCTTCTTTGAGTGGCAGACAGCTCGACAAACACCTGCTCCTCAATCAAAGTTACATCGAGTTCTGATTCCAAACGAATGTAGCAGGGCAGTGAGTTGAAAAACGCTCCGGGTGTCCTTTCCCCCACGACCTTATAGCCAGAAGGATCAAAGTAGTCCTTCTCGAACTGGCACCAGTTGTTCCTCCAGTTATAGAAAGAACTCTCAATGGAATCGGGCCATAGCCACTTGGTGACAGCAAACGCGCCCTCGAAACTATTGCCAGTTGGCGTGCCGGACATGGATATCTTGAACGGTGCTTTCAACTGCTTGAGAGTTTTGTAAGTTTTACTGTGCCGGTTCTGAGAACGGTGCGCCTCATCAAAAAGGATAATTTCTGGCTCTTGTGTCCAGATTTTTGTACGAACCCTTTTATTCCAACCCAAACGCACAAAATATTCGGTGCCCACAAAGTAGATACCATTCTCCGCACGCATCCAATCGGTAAGGTTATCCTTACCTTGCTTGGTGGAGTTGAGCCACTTGAACGGCAGTTCGACACCCTGGCGATCGAAAGTTGCCTTCCAACCGAGCCTCGTGCCGAGTGGGGCGATTAGCAAAACCATCTTGTCCCCACGCCTGCGAACAACCTCAACCGCCTTGACGGTCTTGCCGGAGCCCATTGTCGATGCGTTCAGCGCACCACCAGAACTTTCTGAGACCATCTTTACAATCGCCTCTTCTTGCTCTGGAGTTGGAGTAAGCCTCGGAAGGCTACTCTTTCTCGTGTCGACCATTTCAGCCCCCTGTTCAGTCATTCATGAACTCCTTTTTCGCTTCCCTAAAACCCTTACGCAAGTAGTAGACCTCTTTGGCTAAAGTCACTGATGGCTTGTCGTACACACCACGCGCCTTGAACCTTTTATAGAGAATGAACTGTTTGGCAAAAAAGTAGACCGTCAAAGAGAACAGAAGTATTTTTACAAACCCCTGCGAGTCACCCAAGAGACCA